GATTCAAATTATCGATTCTATCGATCAAGAGATGTAACGCGTCGAGTGTTTGTTTATCTTTATTTCTTGGTTTCTCTTTCGTGTCGATCGTCGTGATCTCTAATGTAATAGACCATTCACGCGAATTGACTAGACCTTGATATGTATCGTGTCCAGCAAGCTGATAGAATGAAAAATCTAAGCGTTTGATCGCGATGGGGTTAAAATAATTTGTTTTACGTGTCATGAGCTTTGCCTGTTTATCGAATGCATAATCGTCGTTCTGTTGGACCGCGTTATTCTCGAGTGGGCACCGCGCCAATATATGTCCCCTAGTCGTTAACAACTGCGCGGCTGTGGGAATCTGGGGGCACACGATATCTATGAGTCTTGCGATCCCACTGTCTCGAGTTCCAGAGCCACCGACTTGCATGAAATACGCTTCGACGACTTTTAAACCGATGACATCTGTCATGCCTTCGAAATGAATGTTAGAATTCAAATCTAGATCGAGTGTCATGGGTGTGTGGCGCGAATTTGATGGCTCCGTTCCAGTATGTGGTTTTACATGAACAGAATCAATGGTAATATATTGAACCTTGTGTGGAACATCGTTTAGATCGGTTAAATTCATCCTGTATTAAATCAAGATAAAAAAAATGGACATGTGTCACATATACGAATGTGGTGGTTATATCAACCCGAGATGATCTACTACGCGTTCATGGCCACAACGACATATAAGATTATAAAGGACGTTATTACATATGTGAGACATGTTCCCGAAAGATTACGTGATTTCGCGGACGATTTCAACTGGTCGCGCGCTAAAAACGCTCCGCGTCGTTTTTTTACGTGGGTCAATATAAAGAAATCAAACGTTTGTGATTAAAATGACATCCTCGAGGGTACCGATTCGATCAGATTTTGGTATTAGACGAACTCTGCGATCCAAGCGCAAACCAAAGCAAAATTCAATTTTCAAAAAGAATATCAAAAATCTAATCGAGAAATTAAACTCAACACAATTGGGTGGATTACTCCGAGACATGCGAGTCCATCAAATATTTGGAAACGGTCGCGCGGATGAACACATCGATTCTATAAAACTCATCAAAGAAAAGAAGGAATCCATCGAACGAGAAGAATTTCTCGAGCGATTAAATGAATACACGCGTTTCTCAAACGAACTTATATTTTCAAAGAATATAGAAGAAAAAAATTTAGAAAAGGCTTTGTTTTATTGTAAATTTGATACGTGGGACTACAGATTCAAACCATATGAAGATTTCGTATCGAATGATAAATTGCTCGAGGTTCAGGTACGACTGAACGAATCTATCCAGAGAATAGAGGAATTTAAACACCATGAGCAAATCTTTAAGGAAAAGACATTTGGTAAGAATTTGGCACACAGGATTGAATTTTAATCTACTTAAACGAATGAACCGATACTCAAATATAAGAAACAATGTTGAATCTGTCGACCGAGCTCATCAAAAACTCTACATCGCTTGAGCGAATCGAACACCTGGATGATTTAACCGCACACCTTACAGGCACGGACTGTGAAGTCTGGGGACTCAGAGCGGGTGACACATTTCCCCACCGTTTGATTCCGAGTGATTCAGATGATTATTTGTGTTACATGGGAATCTACCCGGTAAAGATCGCGACTGACTATGGACAAATTAATTTTTTGACATTCGGGTATGAAGCAGATAATACATACAGAAGAGATGGGGAATGTGGCATGCTCGAACACATGTATGATATTTACGTTGAACGCGAAACCGAAAGAATATATTCAAACGATCACGCGCTATGCGAACAAGAGGTCGTTCTATTTCCAAGAGTAATCACGGAGAGTGGTGTTGATTATTGGATTGATATCGCTAAATATACGTGGGGCGTTCGAGATCGTCAACAATTGAAGAAATTTTTAAAATATAATGAGATTGAGAAGCACGTCGATTGGTCAATCTTGGAGGATGAATTACCGATCACCCATTACCCAAGTGATGAGGAATACAGTACAGATTCAGAAAGTTCGACTGAAGGTGAAGGTGAATCTGAAACTGAATCCGAAACTGAATCGGAATCCAGCGACGATGAATTTAAGGTCTTCACACCACCGCAACAAGAAAGACGAAGACCCACCACCCCACCCCCGCTGCGACCAAAGGGACGAAGAGTCATCTTCGAGAGTGACAGTGAAGACGAGACCTAATTGTATGTATCCCGGGTGTTTGCGTAAATCATCTAAATATGACTGTTGTAAGGCACATGTGGATGAAGGATTAGCCGCGCTCGCGTTGATACAACTTAAATACCTATCGTTTTAATAAATATTTACAATACCTCTCATTTAAATTACCAATCGGCGAATACTCGAAAAAAAGATGCGCGAGAGCTCCCACGACCACGAGCGCCCCCGGACCTTTCATATATTTAGAAACAATTAGGTATATAAGTAGGGTTAATATACCTATAAGAATCGCCTCGAATAAGACAGTTGAAATCGGACGGGGTATCATTTAAATACGTGAAGAAAAAAACCTAAGTCGGCTTGGATCATCTTAAAATTATAAAAACATCATGGCTCAAGAGCAGATGAAGACCCTCACCGACATGTTCCTCGAACAGATGAAAGACATGCAACGTCGTCACGACGAACAAATCAAGGAGTTGATGAATATCAATACACAACAGATTGAGATGTTACACGATCTCGCCGAGGAAGTTAAAACACTTCGTTGCGAACTCACACAGCAGCAACCAAAAAGGAAAAAATACTCAAAAAAATCAAAAGAAACTGAAGAAAAATCGAAATGCTGCGCGATGACACTCGTTGGTACGCGATGCAAAAACTCCGCGTTCCCCGGGACGGATACGTGTAAAAAGCATGTCAATTATACGGCGCGTCCCGTCGCGTCTACATCAAAAACCAAGCCGACGGTCAAGAAACCACCATTGAAATCGAAAAAGAAGAAGATCCCACCGACACACAATCACGCTGTGGGTGAGGAACCACCGGGTGGGTTCTGTCAATTGTGTGAGACACACGGCGACATATTTGATCCAGAAACACCCGATCTGGATTTCGAAGATGTCGCGGTGGGTGATAAATACCTCGAGGAGAGACTACGCGCGATGTTAGAATCAGATGACCAATGACTTTAAATGTCCCACGACGAGTGAGGGTTTTATCATGACATCGAATCCAGCCTTTTTTACGTTTTTACAAAATGCGACGTCTTCCGAGACCATCTCGACGATCTTTTTCCCGTCACCCACAGTAAACTCTTGTAATGGGTAATTAAAATATGGATATTTCATCTTATAGAGTACTTCCTTCCTACACGCGAAGAACCCCATGCCGTTATACGCGACTTTCACGTATTCGGGCGCCCCCACGATGTCGGCGTCTCGTAAAAATTTAAAATTTCCAAACTTCTTGAAGTAATCTACATTCCATTCTTTTACACACGCAAAATGCGTTTGATCTATCATTTTATATAATCCACTCACGCACGGGTGTTTGTGGAGACAATCCTCTACGAGTTCAATAACTTGTTCCGGTAAAAATACTTGATCGGAATCGATCGTCATCCAAACGTCAAAATGTTGACCATCAAACGGTTTTTGATTGACACCTCGGAGGGTGGATAACCCGAGTGTTTTCATGCGTCCGAATGGTATGAATGAAGATTGTTCATTCATTAGTACTAATTTATACCGCTTCGATAATTCCATGATTGTCATAGTAAAATTTCTAAGAAATTGCCCGGAGAAATTGTCACCCGGGAGGGCGATGACAACGGTTGGATTTTCAGACATTTTAAATATAAATGATTTATTCCTTTAACTTAATGAACTTAAAAAATAAACGTGTATCTATATTAATGATTCGGACGCGTATAGCACCCACCACCTTTCGAGCGTCACGTCCACGCGTTCGAACCCGTATTCGTCGATCATGTAAAGATGACTGGTCACCGGATGAACAACAATATATAAACGAAAATAAGGAATGGAAATGGTATTTGCCCGAAGAAGAGGTTTGGGATCTGGATTCGATAAGGGAAGCGTCTGGTTATAAAAAGGAATCACTCGAAATAATGTTAGAACTGATGACATCCGAAGAAGAAAAACTAGTGACAGAGTTGGTAGAAAAATTGGAAGAATACGCGGAAAAATACGTAGATGAAAATAATAACTAATATAAATGGAGATACACCGATACGTATACAAGAAAATGTCTTGGATGCAAAGGTTTAAATTATACATTTATAAAAAGCGCGTCGATCGCGTCATGAATAAAATGGACAAACATGTAAAAATTGCACACAAAAAACAAAATTTACTTGAAAGGTGTGATTCTGATTTATATAATTATATAAATTTTATGAATGTGAAATACGCCTAAGATGATGGACCGGTTGGGATCACTGGGGCAGATATACGCGGGGCAGACATACGCGGGGCAGCCTTCATGGCACCTGGCTGGCGAAATGCCAATACGACCGCCACAGCGACGGCGGCTAAAATAGCGAAAACATCCCACGTTGGTTTACTCTTTCGTCCCCAGCTGACAGTGAAGAAGACCCCGAGGAATACACCGAGCGCACGCAAGAGGATTTCGAGGTAAAGGTTCATTTATTGTATGTTTAGATTTTTTTCCTGTAGACGAGTACTTCTGTCGTCGTAGCATCTGGATTTTTACTATTGATCGCGCGCCTAGCGGTAACATCGCGTATCTTGTAATCACAAAACGCGTTTCGAACCAAATCAACTCCCGCGTTACTCATCACAAATTGTGCGCCACACGTCTTAATCATCTTAAACAAGGTTTCATGATCCTCGAGTCCGAACCCATCTTTAGTGTATCCCACAAAAGATGTTTTCGTCTCCGGCGCGTACGGTGGATCTAAATACATGAAATCATCGGACTTTACGCGGGCAATCGCATCCCTAAAGTCACAGTGTTTAAACTCAACACGTTGTAGTTTCGTGGATATATTTTTAAATTCATCCACGGTGAGAAACCGTGGTGTCGTTTTATAATGACCGTATGGAACATTGAAACCATTGGGACCCTCGCGAAATATACCTCTGAAACATGTTTTATTTAAAAAAATAAACATCGCCGAACGATCGGACGCACCCGTATTATACAAGTGTCGTATCCAGTAATAGTAACTTTCTTTCGATGTCAACGCTTCGTCTTCATTTGATGGTTTTCTATTGATGTCCTTACCTATTAACCCGTCATAAACATTAAATAGTTTCATGACTTCCGCGTATAGTTCCGTTGGTCGAGACTGTACATCTTTGTATACCTGTATCAATGTTTTATTAAGATCGTATGCATATATTTTTCCGGTCACGCAACACCGGTCTAGTACGGAGAATAATACACTCCCTCCACCCACGAATATTTCGTGATAATCGTGTATTTTATCGGGAAAATTACTTAAAACAGAATCTAATATCTGCGTTTTCCCACCAACCCATTTGAGGAAAGGTTTCATATAATGAATATAGATCTATCTCTTTAAATATCTTCGTCGAATGTTTAGATTTCTCTCACGTACGAAGCCTAAGTCGTGCGCTGGGCATACATGAAGTACACAATCATTCCCACCATGTTTGAAAGATTCACCGCATCCGATGAAAGCAAAGACTCCACCGTCGTTCAGTATTCTATTGAAAACCTGAATAAGCGCCTCTCCGCACTCGAACTTCGGATCAAAGAGACATGGCTCGATACCCTTGAGGACGTCGCCGGTGAAGTTCAAGACAATCTCGATGGCGTCACACCCGAATTGGAACGACGATCTGAGAGAATGGCTCGCGAATTATTTCACATACCAAAAACCACTTGTGTTCGTCAATGGCTCAAAGATAACGATCGAGACTTTGCAGAAATGACCAAAGCACTCATCCCTTTTGAGCAAGCCTTTCGAACCAAAGTTAGAAATGGTCTCATTAAGATGTCTGATGATATCGGTCTCGATTTGGAAAATTACAATTAAATAGAAAGGAATTTATCTCGACCTTTCTCCATGAGCTCTTCTTGACGTTGGATGGCTTCTTTTACTTTTGTCATCTGACTGTCTCTCTTTTTATCCTCGATCGTCATAGATCCTAAAATATTTTGTAAATTTTCATATATCATCGCATTAAAATCTTTATTTATATTCTCGTCGTTAAATATCACGTCATGATACGAATGATGTAAAATGTCCCGCATTAAAGTCCTTTTTACCCTATCTTTTTCATCTACTATCTCGACGGTTAAGTAAAACGCACGCGAATATGGATCTAACTGAACTGTAGACGCGGCTAAACACTTTGGGAGGACTAGATACTGTAGATTTGAATTCGAAGTGATTGAATTCCTGTTAAAATGTCTTAATATACGACTATCATCTCGAACATTTTCGACGTACCCGTGTCTATATAACACCGGTGGAATCGTGTACGATTGTGTCTCGGGCGTTGTTTTACTGACATCGAGTTCTACCCCATTCCCTAGAACCGTCAAACCGAGACCATTGATACTAGTCGCGATCGTTTTTACCGATACTCGGACGTGATATTGAGAAAAATTTACAAAGATGACATTATTCGGCGACGAATATTTCATTTTCGACGTCCGAGTTCGCTTCAGCAGAGTACACGATCCTAGATCTAATTGGTACGGAACATCATAGAATGGTATTAAATTTGTTAAACATCTCTGTAAACCACCGTTATATTGCTTTTTACAAATCTTTTTATCTTTCCTTCGAATCGTCGTCTCAGTCGACGCGTGATACTGTTTTAAAAATTCTTGGAGGGTCGGATCGATCGGTTTATACCACGCCGGTAAATTTATATCATTAGACGTCCATACCCTGAAGCATCCCATTAATTATTAAATATATTTTAATAGTAAATGCTACTCATCATTTCCGTGTGTCTATTAGGAATCATGATATCAACTGTGGTATACATAATGTGTACTATGTCTTAAAATTATTTCAAAATATATACTAGCATGGAACATCTCAGAAATTTAATGCAAATAGTCGATAAAAACTCCGGGGAGATTCCCGAAGGTGATTACCTCGAGATGGCGAATATATTAAAAACACTGTATACAAAAGTCGAACGTCGCGCCGTGCCGGGTTTATATAATTTCAATTCGGACATCGTCGACGCGTCAGCTGAGCCGCTCGAAGAGGCTGTGTGGATAAGCGAAAGATACATAGACAAGGCGATAACTACTGAATTACATTTTTTAGGGTCGCAATTGGACTATCTAGATAGACAAATTAAAAAATTAACCCCATTGAGACGAACCACATGGAACTTAAAATGCCTCGCTGTTCTCGAGTACTGTCGTCAAAATGGTGTGATCCTGTACAAAGGATATAGACCCGGTCCGGAGTTTGAAGAGAATCTAAAGCTTCGGGGTGTGACGAATGATCATAACTCATTTATGTATGATTTAGTAAAAAAATACATGTTTTATGAGAATCAATTTAGACGAAAAACGAAAAATGTGATGATATCGAGGATGCGCGCTATTGAATTGTATATGAATAAATTACATGAGTTCTAGTTAAAAGTTTGTTATGACTACGTGTGTCGTATTTATTTCATCCCCAACCCTATTTGAGTGTATTTTAAAGGCATATTTTTTAAAATACTCTTTTTTTATATAACCTTCATATAATCTCTCAATCATAGGCGTCTTCCCTATCACCATCATACATCTGGCTTTTGAATTTTTAAAACACTCCGCGAGTTTTTCATGTTCAGCTTTCCCAAACGAACAATACCCATAATCGGTAAATTCCGAATCGTACGGTGGGTCTAAAAATATAAAATCCTTGGTGTCATTACATTTTTCAAAAACATTTTCAAAACTTTCGTTCAATATTTCAGTATTTTCAAAGACTTTAGAATATTTTTCATCTTTCAATTCTTCGAAATTATATGTTTTATATCGACCGAATGGAATGTTAAATTTACCACTTTTGTTGTACCTCAACATCCCGCGAAAGCACGTCTTTCGCAAATAGAAAAATCTTTTCGCATTATCTAATGGTGTTTCGATATTCATTTTGTCTCGGACGTCGTAATACGCGGTTTCTTCATTTGGATGTTCGGACATGAACGCGTGTATTTCCTCACCCTTATTATCCTTTAACGCGCGGTAAAAATCGACGAGCTCTTTGTGGACATCCGATACACACGCCTTTTTGGGTGCGAGATGGAAAAACACCGCGCCACCACCGAAAAATGGTTCGGCGTAGGTGTGTATGTCCTCGGGGATCATGTCTACGAATTGTTTGATTTCATCTTTTTTTCCACCGGACCATTTAACGATCGGTTTCATTTATTATAAATTACAACTTGTTTCTTTAAATAATTTCCATATATAAGATTATTCGGTCTTCGGTTGACAGATTTTCAGCCCAGTGAGGCTGTCGCGCGTTTAGAATTATATGTCTTCCATCTTCCTCGACGAAGTCACCCGATACCGAGTGGTGTAATAAACACTTACCCTCCGGAACTTTAATGCCTAGATGATAGGTAAATTTATACTTTGGACCCACGTCATCTGTGTGTGATTTAAGTTTCACTCCACCTTTCATGAGGCTGAATCCAGCGACCTGAATTCGTCCAATGTCGGATAGCATCTTGTATGTTTTTGGACAATTTGCGCAATTTCCAACGACGGGCTGCCCATCCCAAATCAATGGCCAACTTATCCAGTCATCGGGTACGTGATCTTGACCCCCCTTCAACCATCCACATCGTCCACTTGAATATAAATCGATAACCCCTTTCAAGTGTTCCGATCCGACCCATTGACCTTCCTTCCGAGGTTCATCCATTATAAAATTATTAGGGAGTGAATCGACTTCGTCCCTAATAATTTTTGTAAAATTTTTTAAATCCTTGAGTTCCATTTTTTATTACAACGTGTCTAATCTTTATCTTCGAAAGACATCGCAATCCATGAACCGACGCCGATACCCGCGCCCGCGAGAGCTGTGAGTGATAAAACTGATAATGATACGAGAGTATAACGCATTTATATAATTAACGTGTCTAATCTTTAATATAAGATGGGTATTTTACCATGGGCGCGTACGCGCCTTGGGCGAACAAAATAGAGGTCGTTCCCCCGACGACGATTAGGGTTAGAAACCAACCGATGATCGTTTTACCCAGTACTTTATAGTTGATACCACCCGTGCCTTCTAGGAGAGCGACACCCGTCGTCGCGCCTACTTGGCAGTGGGTCGTTGAGAGCGGCCACCCGAGTCTACTTCCTAAAATAATGACAGTGGCAGACGCAAGTTCGATACACACACCTCGACTCGCTGTAATTTTTCCAATCTTTGTTCCTAGAACATGTAGAATTTTATAACCATATGTTGCCAAACCCAACACAATGCCGGAAGCTCCCAGAGATAGAATCCAATACGCATCGTTCCCCAAGTCATTCTTTTTAGATGAAACTTCACCCGATTTGTATATTGCCCAAATCGTTCCAAAAGGTGCGATCGAATTTGCGACATCGTTCGCGCCGTGTGCGAACGCACCACAGCACGCGGTCAGGATTTGCATGTATCGCATGGAAATTTCTGTTCTTTCGTCAAATTGCTCGGCGTTCGCGTGGATTCGTTTTATCGTGTCGTCTTGATCGATTATATCCATTCTGTCATAATTGAGGGAATAAATGATGTGATCATATATTTTACCAAGGATTCCCCTTTTAGGTTTTGGAATGTCTGGTTGAATCTCGCAGATAGACTCGACGCGGTGTATCGAATCGTTTTCCTCTTCAAAGATCCTTTGTGAATTTTTGAGTATGTATGGGCATACCGTGAAGTATGATAAAATTGCGAGCCCCCCACCGATACCAAACGCGTACGCGAACGCAATTCCGATCGGTGTGTCAGCGAGGTTTAAATATGCAGCACCCTTGTAAACTATGAAAAATATATTGATACACACAGTTGTTCCTAAAATGAGAGGGAACGCCCATCTTGTTTTTTCAAACGATGTCGGTGAACGAAGTACAGCTGTACGAAGAGCGTAGAAAAATGCGGACGCGAATACAGCGGAAATTAGCGGTGATAAAATCCATGAGAATACGATACTAGAAACACCATCGAAAAATGGAAACATATTTGTGCTTTTATTCCATTTAACACATGAGGTGCCGCGCGCGGTCATCGCCATGCCTATCATACCACCTATACAACTGTGGGTCGTACTCACCGGCATTTCGAGATGAGATGCCAGTATCAACCAGATTGATACCGCGAACAACACACATTGACAACCATACATGAGAATGGCTGGGTCGTCTTCGAAACATGCGTAATCGGCTATACCCTTCCTCACTGTATCGGTCACATGACTCCCCATGAGTAAAGCGCCTGAAAATTCAAAAATTGATGCGAGCCCGACCGCGTGTTTAATTGTCAATGCGCCTGAACCCACAGATGTCGCGAATGCGTTTGCCACATCGTTCGCACCGATACCGTAAGACGCCACAAACGCAAACACGCCACCCAAACCAACGATCCATTCGAATGACGACAAGTCCATTGATATTGTTTGGGAAAAAATATTTTTAAATTAATCGTGCTTCTGTAAATTAAAGAAATTTGTCACGTGTATATAAATGTACAACGTCGTCCCCGGTCATACCGGTAAAATTATAGGCGATCAAACAGACATGATTCGGCGGACGATTGAATCGACAAAACCAAAACTTATTAGAAAAACAGCGTGGAATCCACAAATAATGAGTAATGTGACTCGTTTATATAGGGAAGACAACGGGGAGCTTTTTAACCCCGTACAATGGAAACATGAATATAAGAATCTAACTTAAAAAATAGTAACATGGGTACGGTAAGATAACATGGACGATCTCAAAGCAGCCATGCGGCTGATTGATTCAAATTCAAAATCCATCCCTGAGGGTGATTATCTAGAAATATGTAGAAATTTGAAAGACGCGTACGATAATATTGAAGAGACTGAAAATTCTAGTTCAGACCACCCATACTTTGGTTTCGATGGACGCGCGTTCCCAGAAACCGTCGATATCGGTGATGTCAACTTACCAGACTCCGTGCTCATACACCTCGATAATTCATTTGGTAGAGATATGTGTAGCATGGAAATAGACATGAAACAAGCTGAAATACGGGTAATAAAAAAATTACTCAAAAATAATCAAGAGATTCATCGCATAACTGAGCGCTGGCGAAACGAAGCCGTGTTTATATTCTGTAAAATACATGGAATCACATTAGAAAATTATACACCGTATGAATATACTATGAGAATTACAAACGCACCACCCGTGAACGATATGATCACCGAGTATATATCAGCTATTAACATGTATAGACTACACGTCCGAACCGATTTGCAAAATAGATGTACGGGTCTCGAGCAAGATGTCTCGTGGATCACCGGGGAATTCAGTCAAATCGAAATGGATCTTTTCCACGCGCTCATAGACTAAATAAAATATAGATAAATTTTAAATGATCAACACGTTTACTCTCAGAACACCCATGAAAAAAATGCGAACCCCTCGGCGACAGAGACGACGCGTCATCACTCGAGCGAGCCGCGAAGAAATCCCACCCGCGAAAATGATCGAAGCTGTTTCGGGAAAATCGGCAATATACGGTGTGATTTTAGGAACCGCGAATTGGGTCGCCGGTGACATCAACCCACTCCAGCAATTACATTATGCGGAATTCATTGGTTTGGCTGTGTTTTGTTCTAGTTTATCAGCGATTTCCGTGGACAGGTCAGTTGAACGATGTCAAAATATCAGGGATTTTGAAGAAATGACCTATCTCAAATCTGGTCGAGTCGCAATGATGATTTTCGCTGCGACCATACTGGGCTGTTCGTTATAAAAATCTAACGATATACTAGATGACGGTCGATATTGGACGAGACGGATGTATTGCGAATCCAAGCGATGATCGTTGCGGATGCCATAATGTTATGACAAAAGATTGTAATTTGGCAGAAAATTCGAGCCTCCCGGGGTGTCCACAGGCCCTCGAATGGGAAAATAGTTTGATCGGCGCTCTCCCAATTTCTGAAGCACATGATAGTCAAGTTGGATTGGTGAAGAGCAGCATTCGAGACCTGTATCACTGTGCGCCCGGTGTGTGCGATCCGTCCGATGAATATATACCCCAATCGAAAAAGGATAAGGACGGCATCGGTGCGTGTAATTTTAAAATTAATATTTGCAAAGCCGACGCACAATATCACGGTGATACGGTGAATGTTGATCATTTCATGGATTGTGAAATCGATAATAACAGAATCTTGAATCAACAAAGCATTATGAATTCCGATGTTCATCACGGTGATATGCACAACATCAGAACAGCCGAACACGCGGCTGGTCTGGCGTACGCGAATCGTAAATTACAGAATAAGGGTCAGCGAGCGTTTCATGATCGACAGGCGTTACGACGGGAGGAACAGCGAATACGAACGGCGGCGTTTGAACAAGAAATTCTTGATGAATCACAGCGCCGAAGCGAGGCGAGGGCAGACGCACAAGCCGAGCAGTACACAAAATTTTACCTATTGGCATTGTGTGTCGTATTATTCACTATAATCCTAATTTTAAATATTATGTAATTATAGGATGGTTCTCATGCCCATGTCCGATTCGGACGAGACTCCAGAAAAATTTTGTGAGCAGAATCGAACCGCATCCGGATGCGAACCGGTCGATTTAGATTTTTGCGCGGATGATGCGAATCGAAAAGATCATAGGTGTTCGTGTTATAACGTCGTCTATGGTTTTTGCGAAGAACAACCCGAAATTCCTGGGTGTAAAGAGGGGCTCGCGTATGTGGAGGAAAGCTTGAGCTATATCCCACCGACCCCTGGAAAACCACATAAACCACACGCGAAGATGGAATACATGCGACGTTTACACTGTCCAGGAAATGTGTGTGTTGGATATAACAAACCAAAACCGGCTGAACTGGCGGATTTATATTTGAGTGCACCGTGCTCATTTAATTTAAACATGTGCGTTCAAAAAACGCAGATTGATTCGGCGGTTGGTGATACAAAGGCTCTCACTGTTTGTGAAATTAACGAGAATTTTCTCGGTGTGGATCCGTGGGAGTATGAAGTCGATGAAGACGAACTAGAATATCAAGATCGATTACATTGGAAAGAAACGGCGAACGTTGATAAGCAACGCGAAGCTGATTTAGATGCTCGTAGATTAGCGGTTGAAAAAGCTAAACAAGAACGAGAATTTAAAACGATGGCAGCCATGGGCGCGGGGACGATTTCAATTTTCTGTGTTTTAGTACTCGCCGTTATGTTATAATAAATATTTTTTATCAATAATTAAAATTGATAAAAATTATATATGACTATAATAAATGTCATTTCACAGTTACCTAAATGAACGCATGAAAAACATGTCTAACATGTCTATGAATCAACTCATTACGAATGTGAATAATGGATTCACCGAATTCTGGAATCAATACAATTCCAAGAATAACAGTCCGACATCTGCTACTAAGAAGAGGCGCGCTGAAAGCATCGGTCGCTGGAAAGAAAAGCGCAAACGTCAAACGTCCGACAAGGTGATTCGCTATCCGTCTCGCCAAAAAAGCGCACTCGTTCGAGCGCGACGCGATGGTAAATTTGTCAAGACTCGAACCGCGAATAAAACACCAGAATCACCACCCCGCGTGAAGTCTCCAAACACTAAAAAGGTATGATTTTGCGTAGGTATGCCCCCCGAACCCTATATACTTTAGGCTTGATTTGTGATTAAACATTTCCAATATTTTTTTAGCTTTTATCTATCTCACCCATCGTAAAATTTGGAGGAATCACATTTATGGGCGGTGCGTCGACCAATGTCATCACATACGTGTTTTTATTATCTGTCGGTGTCACTGCGACGATTCGACACTTTTCAACCGCGATCACATTTTGAGGAATGGTTAGTATGGGCGTACAAAGAAGCGAATACATATTATAACATGATAACGTAATTTTAATTATTATAATAAACTACTTGGTAATTTTTAAAAGTTTAACAAACGACGCGGCGAGGTCCGATATTGAGAAGCCCTAAAGCTTCATCGTGTTGAGTTCTTCCATTAACGATGTATTCATCGATCTTACGAGCGATTCCAGACCCAATTCCGGGAAGTTTTCGGGAACCTTGGGAGATTTCGGTTCCGTTGGTAACTTCAAATTTCGCGTTTCGGATAGAATCTGCCGCTTTTTCGTAAGCCTTGGTTTTGTGAATACATTCTTGCTTTTGTGCGAGATTTTCCAATTCATCCGAAATGTTCTCGTTCGTCGCGAATGTTTCGGACGCGTCGATTTTACCAGTTTTGATAAATTCATTTATTTTTTTAATGATACTCGGACCGATACCTCTAATATGAGAAATTTGATCACTGTCGGTTAACTTGAAATCCAGATTGTGAATAATATCAGCCGCTCGCTGATAGACGTTTCTTTTGAATTTATTTTCTTCATTTTTTGCGATATCATCGAAAGCTTTTGTGAGATTAAAATTGTGGCATACGAAATAATCGTCGTCAGATTCTGAAATTGGATCGTATTCGACCGGTTCAAGTTCAGATTCGGATTCGTATTCAGTTTCATAAGCCGAATCGTCGTCCGTGTATTCGTCAGACGCGATGGATTCTTCATCACTCGCGACTGCGTATTTCAACATATTATCGTACTCGAGCAGAGCTTTTTCCTCTTCGGATTGCTGAAGTCTTTTTCTGAGAGCAGCATTGTCTTTTTCAAGGTTGGTGATGTAAGCAGAGATCGTTTGGGAATTGAAAGTCATGTTTGAGAACTGTATGACTTTTTGTAATGTCTGGGCTGACTTAGGTGTTTGATGTCCCGGGATTATTTGGTCATGAAATAAAATATCAATTAATATAAATGGGGAAAGCTGTAAAGCTGTTTGTCGTCCTAATTATATTAATAGCCCTTGGGGTCGCGGCTAAGGTCGCGGTTGACAAATTACCCACATCAGGTGATTCGGGTGGTCAATCATTTATATCAGCGGACGCACTGAAGCGTCTCTACGGTGGTGATTCGAGTCAATTACCGGAGGGAATCGAGACAATAGAACCAACAGACTGTCAAGCCGACGATGACGCGTGGATTAAGAAAGGTGAATGTCAGGTCGATGGTCTCGCGTTGACCGGTGAATTAACCAGTTGTGGCG